TATAAAACAATTAAATTAAATTAAATAAAATGGCGAAAATTAAAAAAGAACAATTAGAAAAGATTGTTGGACAAAACGAACAATTACAAGATATTGTAAGTAGAATAGGTGTATTAGAAACACAAAAACACGCTTTACTACACGAAGTATCTCAAGTTAATAAAGTATTAGAAGAATACAAATCAGAGCTAGAAAGTGAATATGGTAAAATATCTATAGATTTAGCCACTGGAGAATACGAAACTATTGAAGAAGACGCTGAACTTAAAAAAGCATAATATGTCTTCGATTATAAGAAAAATAAGTATTGGAGCAGATTACAAAAATGATGCGATGCATTATTCTGTAGGTCAACAAGTTTATGGTGGTCATGAAATATCACATATTCTTTTTAATGAATCTGATAACTCCTATAATATACACATAAAGAAAAATAACGAGGTAATGCCATGGAAGAAATTTAATTCTAACATGGCAATATCTGTTGAATATGATCTTCAATACTGATGAGAAGTTTATACGACTTTATCGTTGAACCGATAGGAGATGAATATAGCAACACTGTTAAAGTTGGTGATAAAAATTTAGTAGTAAACACTAAAATAGAAAGCTTTAAGTTTGTAAACAGATTAGCTAAAGTAATTGAAACACCTTTAGCTTTTAATTTAGATATTGAAAAAGGTGATACTATAGTTTTACATCAAAACGTATTTAGAACGTTTTATGATATGCGAGGTAACAAAAAGAAGAGTAGGTCTTGGTTTAAAGACAGCTTATACTTTTGTAGCATAGATCAAGTATATTTATATAAAAATAAAAATGGTTGGCATACTGTCGGTGACAGGTGCTTTATAAAACCAATAAAGAGTAATGACACTCTAACGCTAGATAAAGAGCGCGAGCTTGTTGGTATATTAAGATATGGTAATAAGTCCTTAGAAGCTCTTAAAATAAACCCAGGAGATTTAGTTGGTTACACACCTGACGGTGAATGGGAGTTTTTAGTTGAAGGTGAAAGAATTTACTGTATGAAATCAAATGATATTGTAATTAAATATGAATACCAAGGAGACGAAGAAGAATATAATCCAAGCTGGGCGCAGAGCAGTTGAAGAATTAATAAAAGTTGCTAAAGAACCTATTGTTGATTCTGATGATGATATTTCTGCTGACAGACTTAAAAATGCGGCTGCTACTAAAAAACTAGCTATATTCGATGCTTTTGAAATATTAACTCGTATAGAACACGAAGAAGATTTATTAACTGAAAAACCTAAAGAAGTAAAAGAAGAAAGAACTTTTAAAGGTTTTGCTGAAGGAAGATCTAAGTAATGTACGAACAAACCTTATATAAAGTATTAAAAGACCACATCAAGCCTAAAGTTTTAAAAAGAAACAACAGGTATAAAAAATGGAAATACGGTTATAATCAAGAACACGATATGGTTATAATAAGTAAAACCGGAGAGATTGATGAGATATATGAAATACAAAACCTAAAAATAGCTTTACCAAAAGCTAAAGATGTACACACATTTAAAACCAACAAATGGGAATATACCGAATACCCTAAAGAATTAAAAAAAATAAAGTCTGTATTTGATTGGGAAGAATATCCTATAGACTTTAAGGAAAAATGGTATGATTACATTGATAACGAATTTATTAAACGAGAAAACGGCTTTTGGTTCTATAATAAGAGCGTGGCTACTTACGTCACTGGTGCTCATTTTATGTACTTGCAGTGGAGTAAAATTGACGTTGGGCAACCAGACTTCAGGGAGTCAAACAGATTATTCTTTATATTCTGGGAAGCTTGTAAAGCAGACCACAGAAGCTACGGAATGTGCTATCTTAAAAACAGACGTTCTGGATTTTCATTCATGGCAAGTGGCGAGACAGTCAACCAAGCAACAATATCAACAGATTCTAGATTCGGTATATTGTCAAAATCAGGGCCAGACGCTAAAAAGATGTTTACCGATAAAGTCGTACCAATTTCAGTTAACTACCCATTTTTCTTTAAACCGATCCAAGACGGTATGGATCGACCGAAAACGGAACTCGCATATAGAGTACCTGCATCGAAGTTTACAAGAAGAAAACTTGATACAAACGAAAAATTACAAGATATATCTGGACTCGATACTACCATTGACTGGAAGAACACGGGTGACAACTCTTATGATGGTGAAAAATTAAAACTACTAGTACACGATGAAAGTGGAAAGTGGGAAAAACCAACTAATATATTAAACAACTGGAGGGTCACAAAAACTTGTCTTAGACTAGGTTCTAGGGTTATAGGTAAGTGTATGATGGGCTCAACGTCTAACGCTTTAGACAAAGGAGGTAGTAATTTTAAAAAGCTATATAATGATTCAGACGTTACGCAGAGAAATGCTAATGGACAAACTCGCTCAGGATTATATTCTTTGTTTATACCTATGGAGTGGAACTACGAAGGCTACATTGATTCTTACGGATTACCTGTATTCAATACGCCAGAAAAACCTATAGAAGGTCCTTTAGGTGATTATATAGATCAAGGCGTTATAGAATATTGGGAAAATGAAGTAGAAGGTTTAAAACACGATCAAGACGGTTTAAATGAATTTTACAGACAATTTCCAAGAACTGAAAAGCACGCTTTTAGAGATGAATCAAAAGAATCTTTATTTAATCTAACTAAGATATACGAGCAGATAGATTTTAATGAAGATCTTAAAAACTCTATAAATGTAACAAAAGGTAGCTTTAGTTGGGAAAATGGAATAAAAGACACTAAAGTTATTTTTAACCCTAATAAAGATGGTAGATTTTTAGTAACGTGGGTTCCACCTACAAATCTACAAAACCGTGTGATAATAAAAGGTGGAGTAAAACATCCGGGTAATGAACACGTTGGCGCTTTTGGTTGTGATAGCTATGATATATCAGGAACTGTAGATAAAAGAGGTTCTAATGGTGCATTGCACGGGCTTACAATGTTTTCAATGGAAGATGCGCCACCAAACCATTTCTTTTTAGAATATATAGCAAGACCTCAAACAGCCGAAATATTTTTTGAAGATGTTTTAATGGCTTGCGTTTTTTACGGTATGCCAATATTAGCTGAAAATAATAAGCCTAGATTATTATACCATTTTAAAAGAAGAGGTTATAGAGGTTTTTCAATTAATAGACCTGATAGAAAATATAACAAATTATCTGTAACGGAAAAAGAGTTAGGTGGAATACCAAACTCTAGCGAAGACATAAAACAAGCTCACGCTGCAGCTATAGAGTCTTATATTGAAAGCTTTATAGGGTTAACTAATAACGGTTATGGTGATATGTACTTTCAAAGAACACTGGAAGACTGGGCTAAATTTAATATAAACAATAGAACAAAGCACGATGCCTCTATTAGTTCGGGCTTAGCATTAATGGCTTGTAATAAACATAGATACGCACCAAGCGCACCTAGAAAATTAAAGCCAGTAGATTTAGGTATAAAAAGATACGACAATAAAGGAATTACATCGAAAATAATAAGTTAAATGAATATATATACTAACACTAATAGCTCATTTCCTAGTCAAGTAGTAAGTGATGAAAAAAAATCTAGTATAGAGTATGGTCGGCAAGTTGCTCAGGCTATTGAAGGCGAATGGTTTGACCAGGGTAGATCTAACGGTAATAGATATTTAACTAATTGGAATAACTTTCACCAATTAAGACTTTACGCTAGAGGAGAGCAAAGTATACAAAAATATAAAGATGAATTATCTATAAACGGTGATTTGTCTTATTTAAACTTAGACTGGACTCCAGTGCCTATATTGTCTAAATTTGTAGATATAGTTGTAAACGGTATATCTCAAAAAACTTACGATATAAAAGCTTATGCTCAAGATCCTGAGTCTGTAAAGAAAAGAACTGATTACGCTTCTAAGCTTTATGAAGACATGTTAGCTAGAGATTATCTGGATAACTTGCAAGCGACATTGGGTATAAACGCTTATCAGTCACCAAACCCTGATATTGTTCCAGAAAGCAAAGAAGATCTAGAGCTTCAAATGCAGTTAAGCTACAAGCAATCAATTGAAATAGCAGAAGAAGAAGCTATATCTAGTATTTTAGCTCAAAATAAATATGATCTAACCAGACGAAGACTTAATATGGATTTAACCGTATTAGGTATTGCTGCTACAAAAACTGGATTTAATACAGCTGAAGGAATAACTGTAGATTACGTAGATCCTGCTTATATGGTTTATTCATATACAGAAGATCCAAACTTTGATGATATATACTATGTTGGTGAAGTAAAAGCTATTACAATACCAGAGCTTAAAAAAGAGTTTCCTGATATATCAGAAGATGAATTAAAAAGAATACAGTCTATGCCTGGAAACAGGTCATATGTAACTGGTTGGGGTAACTATGATGAGAATACTGTTCAAGTTATGTACTTTGATTATAAGACGTACCATAACCAAGTATTCAAAATAAAGCAAACAGATCAAGGCTTGTTAAAAGCAATTGAAAAACCAGATACCTTTAATCCACCAGAAAATGATAACTTTGAAAGAGTTTCAAGATCTATAGAGGTTTTATACAGTGGAGCAAAAGTATTAGGTACTGAAACAATGCTTAAGTGGGAGTTGGCAGAAAATATGTCAAGACCAATGGCTGATACTACTAAGGTGGAAATGAATTATGCTATTTGTGCTCCTAGATTATATAAAGGTAGAATAGAGTCTGTAGTTAGTAAATGTGTCGGCTTTGCTGATATGATACAAATAACACACTTGAAATTACAACAAGTGTTATCTCGTATGGTGCCAGACGGTGTATACTTAGATATGGACGGTTTAGCAGAAGTTGATTTAGGTAATGGCACAAGCTATAACCCTGCTGAAGCTTTAAATATGTATTTCCAAACAGGTTCTATTGTTGGTAGATCATTAACTCAAGACGGTGATATGAACGCCGGAAAAGTACCTATTCAAGAGCTAAGTAGTTCTAATGGTTATGGTAAAATACAGAGTTTAATACAAACTTACCAATACTACTTACAAATGATCCGTGATGTCACGGGATTAAATGAAGCTAGAGATGGAAGTACTGTAGATAAAAACTCTTTAGTAGGTTTGCAGAAAATGGCCGCTAATGCATCTAATGTTGCTACTAGACATATTGTTCAGTCTAGCTTATTCTTGACGCTTAAAATAGCTGAAAATATAGCTCTTAAAATAGCTGATGCTTTAGAGTTTCCATTAACAAGAAGCTCTTTGCAAAACTCTATATCTACTTATAACATTAAAACACTAGATGAGATAATAAATCTTAATCT